TGTAATTGCAGAAGCGGCTGGTGCATCACGCAGTGCAGCTTTCTTAGTGACTGATGCTGCTTTTGCATCTGCGTCATCAGCTTCCAGTGCCTTCATGTACACGACATCCTCTGCATCAAGCAGTGGCTTACGAACTTCACGGATTTTGTCCTTGAAGATTTCTTTGGCGGCTGTCACATCTTCTGAAATAACAGTGCCATCCAATGACCATGCACCACGGAAGTGGCGGTCTGATGGAACGGTAGCAGTTGAAGCATCAATCTGGTTACCGTCCTTGTCTACGATATATGTTGTTGCCATGAGGTTTCTCCTATGCGGCTACGGTTTCATCAGTGGCTAACTCTTCACTTATCTTCCAAGCATTGCGCCACTCACGAGTTGCTGGAAGCTGTTCCTTACGGCATATTACCAGTTTTGGCTTATTGCCGCTATCATAGTCTCGCCACACATGCTGTGGGCAATCCTTCATAATCAAATACTCAATGGCCTGTTCTTCGGTCATCGCCTCGACAGGCTCTGTATTATGGAGCAAATAACCCCTTGTGTGCTTTTTAAAGTCAGGCTTGGCCTCATCTTTAGCTAGTTCCCAATACACTTGTACTGGTGGCAGTATCCCACCCTGCAAAGCACAGGCCATCCAATTCGGATCAGGAACGAGTATCTTAGCGCACTCGTCTACACTGTCCTCATAGACTACACGATAGTCTGACTGATGTGGCTCAAGGTTTTCTTTAGCCCAGCATAGTCTGTCGAATAGGTGTGTGCCTTGAAACTGTGGTGTCACTGTCATGCTAGGTCTCCCATCAATACAGAAAATACCCCAGCCGCATCGGTAAACGAACCTTGGTCATTACTTGTATTTGTTTTGTAAGCTGATGTTGAAACAACAATTGTTGTTGTGGCAGTAGTGCTAGAATCACCATTTACATTACAACTTCCAATAGGTGTTACTTGGGCTGTTGCGCTTAATGCGCTACTTAAATTAACACTATATTTACCAGCACCATTATCTACAGCTGAAGAACAATTGAAACTAGAAGAAAAGCTAGTTCCAGAACCAGCGTAACTAGCATGAGCCTTCGCACTACCATTCACAACGTACTGCGTATCAAGAGACCCTGCGGTGCTGTGTTCTAGCGTATCTGCTTTTATCTTTCCTAGTGCCATTATGCTAGGTCTCCAACTATTACCGAATCGTTATAAAAAGCATCTATTGCAGACGTACCATAGGAATAAACAGCATATGAACCAGTTGCTCTTGGTTGAAAACCGCCAGCAAAATCGTTATTGAAATTAGTAGCACCACCAAGTTCTGCGCCATTTTGAAAATAAGAACCTGAGTAATTCCCATTAGCCATACTACTTGAAATTGATATCGTAGTTCTTGCAGTGGCATCATCTGTAAGTGAACTTACGTTGAACGAATCACGACTTGCCGTGGTGGTAATCCCTGTGAAATTAATCCAAACTTTTGCCAAACCCTGCTGCAAGTTAGTGGTCGTGCTATTACCTTCGCCTGTTACAAGGATAGAGCCAGCGGTGCTTGTGCCAGTGAGTTTGTTTGTTAGTATCTCACTCATGCTAGGTCTCCAAACATTGCGCCGCTTACATTTTCCATGTCATATAGACTGCCATCTCTGTTCCAAGCGTTCATAAAATGCTGACTTGTACTGCTACCATCCCTAACAAAAGTACAAGTGGTGTTATAATTGTTTGCACCATCAGAAGAAGTTGTAAAAGACGCTTGACTAGCCCCTGCACGGTTTACGGAACTAAAACCGTTTGTTGAAATTACAGTTCCAAGTCCTGTTCCTCTATCTGTGACAGAACTTACGTTTAAACTCGTTCCTATAGAAAAGTCACTATAATCTGCTACTACAAATACTTTAGCGGCTGCTTGCTTAGTCAGCGTAGCCGCACCACCGCCTGTGCTTTGTATGGTATCTGCTTTTAATGTACTCATAGCGTCACCAATGTCCCACCGCTTTCAACGGTTAATGTAACACCAGAAGCCACAGTAAACGGGCCTGTCACGTTGGCGTTCTCTGTGGCTAGGATGGTGATGTCAGAGGTAAGGGATTGTGCGTTAGTACGGAACAAACCGCCGCCTTTAAAATTACCCTTGTTTTCAGCGGCTGGTGCCACCGTGCCAAGCGTATTGCCAAGGTAATTAACAAAGATGTTATTACCAGCGTTACTAGACGGAGCCGCGCTAAAGGTAAGCGTAGTGCCGTCAGGTACGGTATATGCGTCCCCGGCTTCCTGAATAACACCATCTACGGAAACCAGTATGCTTTGTGCGGAGCTTACAGAAGTCGTAAGGGTAAACGTGGTCGCGCTACCATCACCGCTAAACTCTTGAACAGCCGGGATGCTTTCAAAGTTTGTAGCAGGACTATTTCCATAATACGGCATCAGGTGATCTCCATTATACTCGCTACTGTATCCAAACTATTTGCAGTGTCTGATTGCAGGATCAAACTGTGGCCTGTTTCCATAACGATTTTGTTACCACCCATATACTCAAAACTAGACGCGGCAGGGATAGGTATATCTTTTGCAAGAAACACAACCTGTCCAGCATTGAGTTTTATATCCACAGTAATTTGGCTAGAAGACGTATTCGACAAAGTCAAACCGATAACAACCGTAGTAGTGCTACTAGGTACAGTATACACCGTCATATCACTATTAGCTGTAGTATTAGACCCGTTAAATACTTTGTTTTTAAAGGTGTTAGCCATTGCTACCCCCTATCAAACATCGTCTAAGAGAGCGGCTACAATACAAGTAACAGTTCCTGTAGAAGATATTGCATGAACATCAGCTACCGTGGCATTAGGCAATCTAGCAAAAAATGTTTCAGAAGGACCTACTGTAACTCCATCCGCAGCAGAGCTAGAAGCAGTACCCGCGTCAAACACCATATAAATACTTGCTGTAGTGCTTTGATTTTGAACAAACAAGAACTTTATCTTATCGCCTGTCGCTACAGCAGTAGGGGCTGTATCATCATCTACGGCTGTATAATCAAGAAAATAACCCGCTATCAAATCGGTACTAGCGTTAGAAACACTGGTTAATTTGTAATACCATTTATCATTAGCATCTGCTGGAGTTACAGTTAAACTCCCTGATAAAGTTGTTGCTATCTCATCTGGCAACAATGTTGCCGAAATAGATACATTTGCTGAATCTGCCATTATTAACTCCTATCCTAAAGCTATGGCTAAAGCGGTTGCGGTGCCAGCTACTCCAGCACTACTTCCTAAATTAATAGTAGAAGCAACACTTGTAACTGCTCCCCCTGACCCAGCACCGTCACAAAAAACAATGTCTGAGGTTCCATTTGGTATGGATACTGTTGCACCCGACCCTTGTTGGATAGTAGCACTTCTACCACCAGTTAAAGAATTTTGAATGATAAAAAACTTACTAGATGTATTTGGCGCAATAGTTACGACGTTTGTGCCGCCTAAATCAGAACCGCTATCTTTAAGGTTGATAACAGAGAACATTCCTGTTTGAACATTACTTTGCCCAGAAGTAGGGGAAGCTGCTCGTATAGTAAGGTCTGTTGTAAGGTCTGAAGCTGTTAAATCCGCTGCGCCTGTTATACGATCAAAAATATCGAAGTTAAAATTGGTAACATCGCCCCAACTACCAGACAGTTCACCCGTGGCTGGCTTTTCTATGCCTATATTTGTACTAAACGAACTAGCCATACATTGCTCCTACGCCGCTATATCGGTCCACAAAGGCGTTTGTGACGGGGTATCCTCGGTCCAATTTATTGTTGCCCCTGCAACAGACACCCAGTTAGGCGTTTGCACGGGAGTAACATCTACATACACAAGAACTATACCAGCATTTACTGTCGCTGTAACCCCTGTAACTAAATACTTGACTTCTACCACAGTTGTACCAACTGCGCCAGTGCCAACATTTCCTGTTAAAGAAAGTAGAGATGATGCGGTGACGGACGCGGAACCGAGTGCACTGGTGCCAACATTCCCAGTGACAGCGACCAAAGCTCCCGCAGTGACTGCTTCTTCGCCAAGACTTGTTGTGGCTACCGCGCCAACACCAACAACATTTGCAGAACAATTTGTCTGCTCTTCACCAAGGGCCGTTGTGCCCGCTACACCGGTTGGTGCAACTACACTTGTACCAGTGACAGTAACAGATCCAACAGCACCTGTGCCAACTACTGTGGTAACATTAACTTCTATTGAGGGTATTGCGGCGGCATTTCCTACAGATCCTGTAGCAGAAACACCCGTGACAGTAACCGGTATGGCTTGGTTCCAAGCGTCTTGGCCCCAAGTGCCACGTCCCCAACCCGTTACATTAGCCACGGTTGACTCACTACGCTATGCGTATGATAGCGTTACTGGCATCTGCTGTTGGGAACTGAATAGTAAAAGTCCCTGAAGTAGACGTTTTGTTAGAGGTAAAGTCTAAAACAGCAACAGCTTTATTGCTATTAGTGTCATTGTAAATTAACGCACCCATTGCCGTGATGGTAGCTGTTGTAAAGCTAAGATCCGCAAAATCAGTAAATGCAGTGGTTCCGGATGTTGTTGGAGCTACTTTAGTAAGCGCACCGCCCCCTGTCGCATAGGTGCCGCTAGAAGCTACCTCACCCGTTGTGGTAAAAGCCGTGGTTGCAGCACCCAAAGTTGCAGTCGTGTTGGACTTTCCACCGCTACTCTCTGCGTACAGGGCAAGCTTAAAAGCGTTACCATTCGTTGCAAAATTGTGCGTACCCAACATCAATTCTTGCTTGAATGCGGTACACATTGCTTGTGCTATTGCCATTACAGTCTCCCTATAGCGTCAGCTAGTTGGTGTTGACCCGCCTCACGGATCTTCGCGCAAATTGTAGCACGTTCTTCTCTTCTAGCCAACTCTACATAATATTGCACTAAATTTCTTACTCTATCTTTAAAAGCTTCTGCCTGTAGCCGAATAGGCTCCGGGGCTTCGTCAGATATATACATTATCTTGTTTGCGGCCATGTCCGCAATCTGATCATTAGATAAACCACCATTGTCCGACGAAACAACATTAACGGTCCCCACTGATCCAACATTAACTTCAAACATTATCATGTCTCCCAAAAATAATAGGGTCTGACTCCACCGGCTCTGGCGGTTTTATCTCAGACTGTCTTGTAATCAAAATGTTACCCTCTTGGACTGTTTGCACCAACGGATCGTCCAATCTATGATAACCGTAAAGTTTTTCATTTTCCGGAACATTCGTATCCAACAGGCCAGAACGGTGTGCAATTTCAAGTTTAATTCCTTTAGATGCCGCAATCGCGCACCAGAACTCTACGCAAGCTCTTCCTGACTCAGCCATATTTACATTTTTATAAGTGAAATCAATGCCGTACAAACAGATCTTTTTTGCTTTTTTCCATACAGCGTAAGCCATAGCGTAAGCTACAGTGTTGTTGAAATAACAATAACCTGTTGATTTTACCACTTCTTCTAAAGGATACTCTTCAATAGCGGGGAAATCAGGGTGTTTTACACAGGAATATATGGGGTTCTTGTTTTTTGACAAAAACTCACGAGCTATACCGGTTTGAGATCCAGCGTTTTCGGTATCTATAAACCTTGTAACGGGGTCCATCATAAAGGTACGATCTACATGTATGACCCCTCCTATACAATTTATCCCCCATATTTCATCAAATTCTTGAGAAGCTACTCGCGCCGAAATATAGTCAGCGTAGCTGCCTCCTAGTCCAATAATAGCAATTTTCACGAACGGGCCCTTCTTGGTAGCCCCTGTCTGTTAGCGTCATCGTTTTCACGAGACTCGCCTAAATCCTTCAAGCGAACCAAAGACTCCACAAATCTTTCGCTGTACATCTTTAGTACATCCGGCTCACCCTTCATAAAAGTGTAAGCCTCCACAAGACTTCCGTATAGCATTGCGTTAGGGGCATTAACGCTTAACCAAGTAGTAGTAGAGTCAGCGGAGGTAGATACCACCGTTCCCGTAGCCCCGCTCGTCCCACCAGTGACCGTTTCTCCAACAGTTAGGTCAGTGCTAGGAAGAACAATTCTCATAGTCGTAGACGTTAAAGCCTCACTTATTGTGGTTGTAGCTCCACTTGTGCCGCCCGTAATAGTCTCATTATCTACAAAGGTTCCAGTTACGCTGCTCACGGTTAAGATGACGATTGTCGTAGTCAAACTAGCCGGTCTGTAATAATAATGCAATTCGGCAGAATATACGGCATCCGGCGTGGGCGATAAAAGAAAGTTTTGATAATCATAAACACCATAATATTTTGGTGTA